AGGTCCATCTCCAGTCAGGACAGGATGTTGTATAATATCGAAAAGTCCATTCCAGTCCCTCAAGATAGTTCCTACATATCTGCTGAATTCGCTCATCATCAGGTTCTATATGGAACAGGGTTGTATAGTATTTATGCCGGAATGCAGGGTCATCTGGGTGTAGGTGTTTTTCAACTGTCCTCTCGTAGCAGGGAATGCTTTGGAATTTGTCGTATTTCATTTCAGGGGTGCTACAATCTTGTAATGCATATCGTTTTTCCCGCTTATCGCGAAGTTCTAATTCGGTTCGTATATAATCTGGTTCGCATTCTGTCAAAGCAGCGATTACGGCGCGCAAGTTTTTCCAGACGATTTTTTCTGGGTCTCCGTTTTGTGGTACATATATGATACATTTATCAGTTTTTCCTAAAGTATGTCGGTAGTGATTGAGGAGTTTGTCTATTCCACCTGTACGGATGTTGAGCGATGGGAAATGTGGTAGAAAGTCATTTCCTAGAAAGAAACACAAGAATATGTAGTCGCGTAGACGTCCGTTGTGCATCGCCTGCGATACAGGTGTGTTTCCCATCATGTCTGCGACGATGTTCTTCGCTAGTCGTGGAATATCTAGCATATAGTTTTGTTCTGGTTCGAGGTCGGCACTGATCGATTTGATAAACTCTGGAGTTTCTCTAAATAGGTATAGTTGGTTACATATGGGTAGATGATTAATTGAAAGCATGATCAGGTCTGCATCTAGACCATATATGACGGTATTCGCGTCGGTATGCGCGTCGGCGTGGTCGCGAATGTGTTGAAAAATCTTGTGTTCTCCTTCTCCTGCAAGGTCTGTTGCCGACACGATGATATTAATGCCCGAAGGGTGATTTTTGAAATGTGATATTATTTCTGTATTGAGTTGTTTCATGAAGCCAGTTCCTGGTGTGATTGCAGCGGTGCTCCATTGTTCTTCGTCCTTTTTGAATAAGGTGTTCGTGATTTTGGATTGGAACCATGACTTGTATCTGCGTGTGCGCTGTTGATCCAGTTTCGCCATGGGTGCGACGCCATCGAATGCTATGATTACCGTATCAGATGGGTTTACAATTTTAATATATTCTTCGATTTTGACAATCACTTTTTGAATCAAATCTTTAGCAATATTTCCTTTTTTTTCTTCGTCGGTCATGCCATAGAATGAATCGTATATAATGGAATTGCAGTCCATATATAGGTTATGCATGGGCATATTCTGACTTAAGTATTTTTGTAGTATTTCTGGGTGATTTTTTACTATGTATGAGAAATAACTTGGTATTCCCATGGTGTCTAGATAACAGATGAAGCAATAAAGTACTAACTACTTATATGTGTTATGTAAAAACGACACGATACTTCTATATCGTTTCATGGTACGTGCTGTTTATGGTATAGTCGTAAATGATGACAATAAAAAATATTTACCTATATTACATATTAGGTCACTACACTATGCAGAAATCATTACCTGTCAATGTATTAAATACCCCCAATGTTGTAAATACTCACATGCAAAATGCACCCCCACCAGATGATCTTCGTCATTCGCTTATAACCAGATTAAATCGGTTTACTGAGATTATACAGCGAACTTATATCTACATAAGTGATAACAGAAAAAAAAATATTGTCAAAGACAATGATTTAAAACTGAGTGTGTCGGGACTACGATCCGTCCGAAAGACTGGTATGGATATACTTAACAATATCAACAATGTTCAAAATAGTGATTATGACCAGATTATATCTGATATACAGAATATGAATACATTGTTGTCAAACATCATCAAAAAATGGGGGACATATAGTTTTGTGGATTTTCTGTATGTATGCTTTGGCAATGACTATCGGTCGTCTCTTCTTGGCGATGTCGACCCTGATTTGATTGTATTTCTTGAAAAGCAGTTTCATCCATTGCGGTACGAGATTCAGAAGTTAGAATGCAAAACTTCCTCAACGTCTGCGACAATTGTTAACGACCTTGTGGTTGGTCGCAGTATTTTTGATATAATGAAAAACGGGGATACGTTTGACGCATTTGATATATCGACGCAAGGTGCAAACGGATGTCTTTCTGTCGAAGTATGTGGTATGGTGTTATATATTAAGAACCTCAAAAAAGGCGTTGGTATGTTCGTGACGGGAATGATGGATGATATGGACATCGATCTCGTAAATAGTGCATATATCAATAGTAGATACATGCAATGTCATAGTATGGTTCCACCAGAAATACAAGGGCAGGGATTTATCAACTTTTTGCAATGTATGAATATGAAAGAATGGGTAATTCGCAAAGATTCTTCATCAATGTATCATGCATATAATGGGTGTCTTGCGAACATATCTACATTCAAACGTCAGTCTCTTATTTCAATGTCGAATGATTTTTTTGCTAGACCAATGGTTGCAAAGCGTGATATATTATTGTCTCTCTTATTAACGGCACATGAATGTGGAAGTGATAATAGATATCTAGCCTATTTTTTGTACGATCTGATGACGACGGATGATGTGAATGTCGGGGGCGATACGGTTCGTGCTATGGACAATACCGAACAAACTGATTTGATAAATAGTTTTACATGGAAAATGCATGAGCTTTTTAATCGCTCTATTGTGGATACGGTGGCGTATACGAAAAAGATTAATAAGCTCGATACCTCAAAAGTTAATTTGGAACAACAAATTTGTCTTATGCGTACTCCCGATAGTGTGAAAGAAAAGGCGTTAACAAAATTACGCGAGATCAAGTCAAAATCTGATGATAATGGAACGAAAGCGCGTCAGTACCTTGATGGACTTTTGAAGATACCATTTGGCATTGTTCGACGTGAGGCGGTAATGGATGCATCTGATAAAATAAAAAGCCTTTTTGGTGAGACTGTCAGTGTTTCCCAAAAAATGTCCAAGATGGTACCTCCAGGTCTAAAAATGAACCTATTGGATATTCGACATGTTCTTCGCGAGTTTATGGAAGTAGATGATATGGATATTGGTCGAGCATCTCTGTTGCAAGATGTGTTGTCATGGCTGAAGAAGTTGTCGAAGAAAGATGTCATTAATATGATATCATTACTAGTTGGTCAAGAATCGGTCCCATGTATAAACATGACTAAGGCGCATCTTATCGATGAGGTTCGCAATACGTTTCTAGGTGAGATGGTAGATATGAAGGTGATCGTCGGCGCGCATCGCCGACTAGACAAGACCCATTTTCCCGTAGTTGCTAAGATAGACGATCTTTTGACACAGTTTAAAAAAGTGACTGATTATATGTCCGAAGTATCTACCGCGCTTGATACTGCAGTATATGGTCATACAGTAGCCAAGTCACATGTCATGCGTGTAGTTGGACAGTGGATTTCAGGTGAACAAGTAGGTCACTGTTTTGGATTTGAAGGTGCGCCAGGGTGTGGTAAGACGTCCTTAGCCAAGTACGGTTTATCAAAATGTTTGCGTGACGAAAATGGTGAAGCGCGACCGTTTGCAATGATTGCAATTGGCGGTGATGCGAACGGCAGTACGTTACATGGACATGGATATACATATGTGGGTTCAACTTGGGGGTCCATTGTACAAATATTGATGGACAAACAGTGTATGAATCCAATTATCTTTATTGATGAACTAGATAAGATATCTAAAACGGAACATGGTCGTGAGCTGGTTGGAATATTGACCCATATGTTGGATCCTACTCAGAATGATAAGTTCCAGGACAAGTATTTCGCGGGAGTTGACATCGATCTATCCAAAGTGTTATTCGTCTTATCATACAACGACCCAGATCAGATTGACCGGATCTTGTTAGACCGTATTCATCGCATCAAGTTCTCCCACCTGTCGTTGTCGGATAAGATACAGATTGCTCGTAAATACACATTGCCTGAGATATATTCTGATATGGGTCTCTCTGGGTCTGTCAATATATCTGATGAAGTTGTTCGATTTATCGTAGACAATTATACATGCGAAGCGGGTGTTCGAAAACTTAAGGAGAAGTTATTTGAGATTGTGGCTGAAGTTAACTTGGGAATGTTGACGGGAGCTCCTCAACCATCTCCAGTCACAGTGACAATCGACGACGTGAAGAACGTCTATTTCAAAGACCACAATCCTGTGATTGTAACACAGGTTCCATCAGAACCTCGAGTTGGATATGCAACGGGATTATGGGCGAACTCACTTGGCCAAGGAGGTGCATTACCCATAGAGGCTTGTTTTTTCCCAGGTGGGGAGTTTTTGCGTCTCAAACTGACAGGACAACAAGGAGACGTTATGCAAGAATCAATGAATATTGCGATGACATTAGCATATAGATTAACACCTAAAGAACGGATTGACGAATTAGCGATCAAATACAATGGGAGTGTCAAATATGGTGTGCATGTAAACGCGCCTGGAGGCAGCGCAAAAGACGGTCCGTCAGCAGGGTCTTGTATCACTGCTATTGTATTTAGTTTATTAACAGATAGATCTATACGTGCACGGTTCGCAGCTACAGGCGAGATCCAATTGGACGGAAAGATCACAGCCATTGGAGGTCTAGAACTGAAGATATTAGGTTCATTGAAGGCAGGTGTGGTCGATTATTGTTATCCTGTTGAGAACCAACGAGATTTTGACAAGTTTTATGAGAAACATGGAGAGGTCGCTGAAGTTGTTTCTGCGCGGTTTCATCCTGTAGAGACCATTAATGAGCTTATTGAACTTATGGTAATGGAAGAGGAACCACGATCAACTGTAATAGAAAAGTTACTAGATGCCTCAGTATCTTCGCCGTAGGTAATATAGCATTACTGTGCAAATATAATGTCATATCATACTATACGAGTGATCAAGCATGAACAAGCCCATGAACAAGCCGCAAGATATGTTACGACCAGCAAATATCTTAGTTTTGGTTACATTTTACATGCCGTTGATATTCTCCATCATTGTATTATCATGGGGTGTCATCATGCAAAGTGTAAAGGGGTTCATATACCTCCTATTTATGTTAGGAATGTCAGTAGTGCGCGAGTTTATACTATCCTATTCCGGACACTCTGAGCAGAATCCATTAGATATGCATACTACAAACAATATTTGCAATACTATTAACTATAGTAAACATGGAAACAATACATTCAGTGTATTTATGTTGTCCTTCACAACAGTGTACTTAAGCATGCCAATGTTTATTAATTCGTCTGTGAATTGGTTTTTTGTAGGCTCATGTATTGCTGCCATTGTTATGGATATTGGTGTGCGAACGAAGGCCGGATGTTCAATGTCTGGCAGTGGGATCTTTACAAACATAATTGGTGGTACTATATTGGCGATGAGTATTGTTGGTCTTATGACTGCGAATGGAGCAGAGAAATTCTTATTTTTTAATGAGATACAGAGCAATAAAACTGTGTGTTCTCGACCAACAAAGCAACAGTTTAAATGCACTGTATATAAAAATGGCGAGGTATTGACAAACACGACAGTGTAATGTAGGTGATAGATAGTTTCAATACATGAAATGTAATATTAGATGTTTTGAAATAAATTAGGATACTTATTTAGATCCTATGATGGCGGGGCGGTAGAATATGTGTTTATTTGCAATCAACCATGAGGTAATCTCTTGTATCAACATATTTCGGTGCATAGTATCTGCAAGCATTCTTATATTTCCTCGCGATGAAAATACCTTGATGAATTTGTTATATACATCGGCCAGAGACATATCATTGTACTGATCTAGGATAGTAATGGGACATTCCTTGATGTTTTTATGCTTATTTACCATATTGTGAAACTTGTGCATGAACTCCCTCATAATTGTCTTACATGATGTGTTAATTTTGCATCTAGATAAATAATTTTTTGCATGTGTTTGGCATTCTGGGCAGGGAAGTAGACTACATATTCGAGAAATATAGTCATATAATACTGGGCCCACGCTGGAAAACTCCTTTTCTGGGATATGTTCAATAATAGTATGAAATAATGTCCATATTGGTGGCCCCCACGTGTAACTCATATTGTGTACAATATGGCTATATTATATATGTGGAATATAACGTTATTTTTATGAAAAAGATGTAAAAGGACTTTTATATATTAGATATAAAACGAATAACCAGTTTAAGGAATGTCGGCCAGCGACACGTTATACTTTTACAGCAGTTTGGAAAACGATACAGAAAGCGATACAGGAGACGATAGTAAATCACATGAGGAGTGCATGATAACACAAACACCACTTTCTAGCGATCATGTTACGTTAGAATGTGGGCATAAGTTTAACTACGATGCAATATTCAACGACATATATTACCACAAGAAACGATTTCATGATATGGAATCATCGCGTTTAAAAGGTACGCAATTACGTTGTCCATATTGCCGTAACATTCAAAATTGTCTTCTACCATGTCCACCTGGAAAGAATATGGTATGTGGAGTAAATGCGGTTGTAGATATTCCTCAAGAACAGGTGGCACATATGCGTACCCCCTCTATGTATTGGCTAAATTATCGCCAATTTGCTAGAGGCTTCTGCTGTCACGGAGTTAATAATATTGCAGGATTATCAGAGTCGTCTTCAGAAG